CTCATTTCTTGGTTGAACTGAATCGGATGTCGGCTTTGCCGTAGACACAGAGCCCGCAGCTAACGCAGGCTGAACCACTCGTTGAGATGAGTGGGATTTGCTTGGTAAGTGCAGGACATTTCGCACCTACCTTGCCAGTGATACGTACCATTTCATCCTCCGCATCTTGGAATGTGGTGGATAGGTACGCTAGTTTCGTATCTGTTTCATTGCGAACTTGTTCGGCAATGTGTTTGTTCTCGTCATCTGTACTGTAGTACAGCGAGAGATTGTCAAGTCCCGATAGGGAATAAGCAGCAGACTTGACACGTGTATAGCACCAGAACTGTACGTCCTCGTGCATCATGATTACTTTCTGCCATGCATACTCGTAAGTTGTATTGAAGAAGTCGCCGTCCCAGTGGATGCGGAATAACTTCGGGGCATTCCGTCTCTCACAATCCCTGATGAAATCAGTAATCATGTCATCAAGTAAGTCAACCATTTGGTTGATGTCTGCGTCCTTCAATAGTTGCCAGTTGTGAACGAGAACTTCTCGCACTCCCTTGTATACACGCTCGAGCTTGCCTGCATAACACACTTTCTCACAGATGCTGGTTGCACTGGGACATGAGTATGCCTTGCCTGCTGGTAAGCCGAAGGTGTTAGCGATTGCAGATGTCTTGCCACTTGGCGAGACTAGGTTGGTAACCTTGCGGTCATTGCTTCTGATTAGCGATAGCATGTTTCTCCTTTCGGTTTGGTTGGCTATTTCAAGAGCATAGATTCTCTATGCTATAAAGAACACACGTCACTCGTGATCGTAATCGCACCATGGTTCGAGGTGATGTGCTTCCACTATGGTGTAGGCGGGAGCCGTAGGATAGCCCCGCCATGTGACACCCTTCGGCAGTTGGATTTGCTTATGAGTATCGCCGTCCGATACTGCATAGATTGCCTCGACGCATGGTTCCACCATGCTAAGAGGCACAGGCGGATAGTGATTACCTGTTAGGTGGTATCCGATTGACTGGCGAATGTCAATGACATTCTCTGCTAGGTCTTGCGCTGTGTTGCTTCCCATTAGATTACCTCCTTGATTGTTACGGCTTTGCCGTATTGCCAGATGAACTTCTCGAACTTATCGTGCTCGGGTCCTGTGTCTTCTTCCTGCATTGCCTTGCTTATGTGTCCTTCGGTGTCGTCGATTACGAAGAGGACAGAGTCCTCGACGTACTCCCACCAATCGCCGTTCTCATTTGCTATGTACTTGGTCATGCTGTTACCTCCTCTAGTAGATGTTTGTGTGTCTCGCACTCGTTGAGTTTTTCTTCCTCAATGAATGAGCCATAGTTGCACTTCGTGCATAGATAGTTATCACAGTTGTCGCACATTTCCATTTGGTCTAGTGCTCCGCACTGTCTGCATTTGTCGTTGTATTCTTCGGTGGTTTCTTCGCAACCATTGGTATAGACAATGGTTCCACCCCATCCACCCTCTTCCTCGAACTCGAGCTCGAACGTGGCTGTTGGGTACTGGCGTGAGAGTTCAAGCATTGCTTCGTTCGGTATGCCCCACGCTGTGTCGAAGTTGTAGAAGGTTTCAGTATCACCTTCGGTGACATCATCCTTCTCGTATGCTTCTCTTGCTTCCCATTTCACACCCCAATTACGGATGTTCCAGAATGAGAATGGTTGTTCAACCATTGTCTTGACTCGCTCGTTGGTTTGCCAGTCAAGGTGCTGTGATTCATAGGGCGCAGATACCTGCGCCCTAATCTGTGATAGAACTTGAGGCTCTGCCTCAATTACTAGCGAATTGAATACCCAGTTAGGCATTGTGATACTCCTTTACTTCTTGTTGGTACTCGACGAAAGCATTGAACGAATGTTCATGCCCTGTATCATTGACAGTTTGATTTGTAAAGTCCACCACTACAGTGGTGTCTCCTAAATCTTCGCCGTCAATACTTGTGAACAAGCCGTAGCCTGTCTCGCTGTTCCATTGGTCACCAATCAGGTGCGAGATCGTGATACGCACACCATAACTGGCATCTTCCCAGCGTGGTCTGGCTTTATCTAAAGCCATGGCTAAGTCTTCTCGCCATGATGTCTCGCCCCAGTGTGAGTAGAGCGTGACGTGTGCTTGCTCGTTTGAGTAAGCCTTGAATACGAAGTTGATACGTGCTCCCATTTAGATTTCTCCGTTCTCTTGTAGTTTGTCAATGGCATTTGCCATTGCCTCTTGCCATGAGAATCCTTCGCCCCCACCGACGAAGGTTTCCCAGTCGTTAGGCTTGAAGAACTCTACGTAGTACCGAGTTCCGCGAGGTGCGTTCTCGTCTTCTTGGTGGTTCAGTTGCACTTTGTAATCCATGTTATGCCTCCTCATCTTCACTGCCGTACAACTTTTGCCAGCAGGTATCACATGTGCCAGAGATGAGCAACTCTCTATCTCCGATAGATAAATCAGGGAAGATTTCTTGCATGAGTCTGCGCTGTGTGCGAGGCAGATAGAGTTCAGTCAATTGCTCAACTGTTGCGGGAACTTGTGTTGTCTGACCGCATAAACGGCAGTCAACGTCGAACGTAATCATTGTGCTCATTGGTGCTCCTTTCGATTGGTGAAGAGGGGACAGCGATTTGCCGTCCCCCCTTTATAAGCAGACTTCGTCTGCTATCTTTGACGTGCGAGCCATTCGCGGACGGCACGACGTGCGACGAACATACCAAGCGTGAATCCGCTTGTGAATAGAGCGATTGCTACTGCTACATAGTCTCCCCAATACATTAGGCGCGACCTCCTTTCAGGGTTAGATAAGCGTTTGGTTCTACCTCTAACACGGCTGCGAGAACCTTGTCAAAGTTTGGGTAATTACCCATTGCTGATAGAATTGCTTCAATCTTCTTCGAAGATTTGGCTGTGTTGGTGGTGATTCGCACCTTCGCAAAGGTGCGCTTATCATTCGGCTTCGACACATGAACGACTCCGTTCTTCACAACGGCTGTCAGTGTCTTGGTTTCAACTGTTCTCATTGGTAAATCCTTTCGTTCAACTGCCGAACCGATTTGATTCGACCCCCTTTATCAAACAAATCTTCGATTTGTTATCAAGAAAAGACAGGCGTATACGGATCATGCGCGAGCTGTGAGATGCCCATACGTATGACCTGCCAGTTGCCCATTCGTATCTCTCGTCATGCCTATACACACATACACGTAGCGACACGGCATGCATGACATGACGTGGAGCGCATGACATGACACACAGACAGGGCAACATGCCGTTGATTTACGCTTGGTGTTTGACATTTGGCTGGCTGTGTGGGATACTTCTCGGTGTTGGCAGGTGGTCTGCCGACTGAATCAACGAAAGGCAACACAATGAACACGAACACAATCACAGCATGGACACATGATGACCTACTCACAGACCTGAAGGCGGAGGTGCTGGAGGTACGCAAGGAGTACGGAGTTCCAAGCCTGAATCACATTCCTGATTTCGAGTTGGTGTCTCTCGCGTATGCACAGTTAGGTGACCTTGTTCACATAGGCAAGGGGCGCGTGGGTATCGTGTATGACATTGCAGAGGTGCGTAACGCTAGGGAGTTGCGTATCGTGAGCGATAAGTTCCGCGTAATCATGAAGAGAGTTTCCCTATAAGATAGTTAGGCAAGCCCCTCGCGTCAGCACAGGCGCGGGGGGTTTTTTGCTGCCCACACAGGCATTTTCCACAGGCTCACGCACACATGCGTGGGTCTTTTTTTGTGCGCTACCCTTGACGACCCCCACCATGTTTAGCACCACCCCCACCCCCGCCCCCCACTATCTCCTAAATTATTTTCACCAGAAAACCAGCTCTGACCAGGACTTTTATCTACCAAGAAAAAAACTTTTAATTTGCTCTTGAAACACGCCGACGCTCTAGACCCCTATATAAGTATAAGGCGAAATACTTATTGAGCCTTCTGTGGCGGGCTTATTGCCCGCCTAATGATAAATATATGCTTAAGTGGGGATACTTCTGTCCAAACCCCTGTGGACCCCTACAGGTACTGGAGGAATGTTGGAAAGAAACTTATCACCAGAAGAAGCTCGGAAAGAACTGATCGACTTGGTACGCCAAGGGCGCACCATCGCCGATGCTCTTAAGGTTATTGGTAGATCTCGCTCTTGGTATGACACCCAACGCCGAGAAGCCGAGGGCTTCTCAGCTTATGTAGACAATGCTCGGTTTAGAACTGCAGACCTCGCGGATTCCGCTCGGTCTAATTTGTCTGATTTTGCAGAGTTCTCTGAAAACTACCTTGGTACTAAAGTACCACCCCACATGATGAACGTAGTTGACATGTTGGAAGGTAATGATCCTTCTTGGTTACATGACTCTATGGTCTACGAGAAGGGGTCGGCGGGACTTTCCCGCCTCTTGGTAAACGTTCCACCAAACCATGCCAAGACTATGACGATCACGATTAACTATGTGACCTACCGAATCGTCAAAAACCCTAACATCAACGTCATGGTAATCTCCAAGACACAGGAACAGGCTAAGAAGTTCCTTTACGCTATTAAGCAAAGATTGACCCATCCCCGCTACGCTGACCTTCAGGCAGCTTTTGGTCCTGTAGATGGGTATAAAGCAACCGCCGACCAATGGTCGGCTAACAAAGTTTATCTCGGTGGAGACACCAGAGATTCAGATGCCAAAGACCCAACGATTGAAGCAATCGGTATGGGCGGGCAAGTATACGGAAACCGTGCAGACCTCATCGTTCTTGATGACGTTGTCACTCTCTCTAACGCGGGAGAGTGGGCTAAGCAGCAGGAGTGGATCAGGCAGGAAGTTGCCTCTCGTCTCCCACCTGGCGGTGGTCAACTTTTGGTAGTTGGCACTCGAGTAGCAGCGGTTGACTTATACAAAGAACTCCGCAACCCCCAGCATTACACCGACGGCATATTGCCGTGGTCATATTTGTCCATGCCTGCAGTCTTAGAATATGCAGACAAGCCTGAAGACTGGAAATGTCTTTGGGAAAAGACCGAACAACCTCTTACGGATACTGACGTACCCGACGAGAATGGCATGTTTGATCGATGGACAGGACCGCGTCTAACGGCGGTCCGTAACGAGGCAGGACCATCTAAGTGGTCGCTGGTTTACCAGAACCTCGATATTGCGGAGAATGCAATCTTCGACCCGATGTGCGTCAGAGGCGCAGTAAATGGAATGAGAAAATCGGGTGCGCTGGTTGCAGGCGCAGCAGGACACCCTAATAACTGCGATAACTTTTATCGCATTATTGGTATCGACCCAGCAATGTCTGGTGATACTGCTGCTGTTGCCTACGCGGTTGATCGCAGAACACATAAACGCTACGTCATGGATGTTCACATCATGACAGCTCCTACACCTGCAGCAATCCGTTCTCTTATTAGGGAATGGACCGATGCGTATAAACCGCATACGGTCATTGTGGAATCAAACGCTTTTCAGCTTTTCCTTACACAAGACGAAGAGATTCGTAACTTCCTGTCAACCAGAGGTATTAGTTATAGACCTCACTACACAGGAAACAATAAGCAAGATCCAGAGTTTGGCGTAGCCTCTCTGGCTCCACTGTTCGGAACCGTCACTAAGCGAGACGGTGTCATGAACAACTTCAAGCATGCTGATGACAACTTAATTGAGTTACCAGACAGCTCGAAGAATGAACATGTTAAAAAGTTAATAGAACAACTCGTAACCTGGCAACCAGGAGTACAAGGCAGAAAGCTCAAGATGGACGCCGTTATGGCGTTATGGTTCTGTGAGATCGTAGCCAGAGAAACTTTATTAACCTCGACTAACGTACCTAACTTTATAAACAATCAATTCACACCTCGTGGAGAGATCGAGTCAAGGTACATCATCAACTTAGATGACCTCGCTGCAGCGCAGCGAACTGTGAGATTGTGATATTAATGAAAGAACTTGTACAAGCATTCGAGCAATTAAAAGCTCGTAACTCCGAGCGCGATAAGCGCATGCGCGAGGTTGCATTGGTTAGAGCGGGTAACGCTGATCAAGTCTTCCGTGGATTATTTCCAGAAGGCATCTGGTCACGTCCTATTATCGCCAACCTCATTGATGTTGTTGCACGAGATGTTGCTGAACAAGTCGGTGTTCTTCCTACCATTACTGCTGCTGGCGATTCATCTTTAGATGATAACCAGCGTACCAAGGCTGATAAGAGAACAAAGATTGCCAACTATTATGTTGCATCATCTCGACTTGGTACGGAACTACTGCGTGGCGCAGATCAGTTAGCAACCTATGGATTCGTTCCTTTAAGAGTTGAACCAAACTTCAAGGAGAAGCGACCACATATTCATGTGGAAAACTCCATGGGTGCTTATTACGATATGGATCGCTTCGGTGTTGTAAACACCTACGCTCGTCTATATCATCGCAAAGCTGGAGATTTGGCTGCTCACTTCCCCGAGCATGCCGACCAGATTCTCCAATCAAATACTTGGACACGTGGCGATGGCAACAGTATGTTGCAGGTCGTACGTTGGACAGATAAGAAACAAACAGTTCTCTTCCTACCAGATCGTGGAGGTTTAGTACTTGCAACAACACCAAACAAAACAGGTGTGGTCCCAATTGCGATTGCTCAACGTCCTTCTCTCGACGGAGAAACGCGGGGTCAATTCGACGATGTATTACCTGTTTACGCAGCGAAAGCGCGACTTGCTCTCCTTACTATGGAAGCTGTTCAGAAGTCTGTTGAAGCTCCTCTTGCTTTGCCTACTGATGTTACTTCTCTCTCCATTGGTCCTGATTCAGTCATTCGTTCTAACTCCCCTGAGAAAATTCGTCGTGTCAATCTTGACGTACCTCAGTTTGCATTTGCGGAAAATAATGTTCTAGCAGATGAAATGAAGTTGGGAACTCGTTTCCCACAAGCACGTGCAGGACAAGCTGAAGGTTCAGTAGTTACTGGTCAAGGTGTTAAAGCACTTATGGCTGGATACGACTCACAAGTTAAAGTTTATCAATCAATCCTTGGTGAAGCAATTGGTCAAGCAATTTCATTTGCTTTTGCAACCGATGAAGCATACTTTGCAGATGTAGCACGTGAAGTATCTGCAACAGCCAACGGAGTTCCTTACAAGTTAAAGTACAAGCCAACTTCCGACATTGTTGGAAATTATGGCGTGACCGTTGAGTACGGTCTTATGGCAGGTTTAGACCCTAACCGTGCATTGGTATGGGGTCTACAAGCTCGAGGAGATAAGTTAATCTCTCGCGGAATGTTGCGTCGCAACCTTCCTATCTCGCTTAATGCTGGTGAAGAAGAGCGAGCAATTGACATCGAAGAAATGCGTGATTCGCTTAAGGCGTCTGTATCGCAAATGGCTGCAGCAATTCCACAAATGGTAATGCAAGGTCAAGATCCGATGAAGATTGTAGAAAAGATGGCAAGCGTTATTACAGATCGCAAGAAGGGTATCCCTCTT